GGTCAAAAGCCTGATCGCCCTGCTGGTGGTGGTCGTGGCGATTGGCATGATCGCAATGGCGTGGTGGGGGTGATATGACAGGCTATCAAAGCAAGAAGAAAGCGGCGCAGGACAAGTTAGAGAAATGGGATATGCCCAGCGAAGCGTTCAATGCGTGGTGGGATAGTGACTACGATGACAGCACTAACCCATACGAAAAAGACACCCGTGCTTATTGGGCATGGGCAGGATGGAAAGCAGCCTTGGCACAGCCAGAGCAGAAGTCTTGCGGATGCGCTAACTGTGGCAAAAAAGACGAAGACGGATGGGCTTTGTATTGCGTGGCGTGTATTGACAAAATCAAAGAAGCCCTTGACGCACACCACGCACGGGAGCGTAACTTCTGCGAACGCTGCGGTAAGCGCACACGAGACTTAACCGTTATCCACACTTGCACACCGCCACAGGAGGGCGCATGAAACAAGAAGACATTGAGAAAGCATGGAACTTACTGTCTATGCACAACAGCGAGTTACTACTGGAGCGGGCTGAACTGCTAAAGCAACTGCGGTCGCAAAGTATTTGGCTGATACTGAAGTACCGCGTAAAGCACTGGTTTGGGTGGGGTAGGGATGCGTAAGTCCAACCACCACGCCATAAGGATGTTGCTTCAGCAGTACCACGATGGCCTGACAGTCACTGACATAGCCGAGCGCATGGAGAAAAGCAGGGGCGCAATCAACCGCGCCCTGCCCGAAATGCCTGACGCTTACATTGACCGCTGGACATCCTGCAAAAGCCAGTGGGCTGCTGTATGGTGTGTTATTGTTCCACCCGAAAATTGCCCCAAACCAAAGGAGAGTCCCCTTGAACAAGCCCAAAGACATGCCAAACTTCGCCGCATGGAGTAACGAAAACCTAGCCAAATTCTGCATGGATGCCTACCTCCGCATGCAGGAACAGCAAGAAGAAATTGAGCACCTCAAGTTGGACGCCAAGGCTGCGCTGGAGGCTGCGCGCAAGGCCATGATCGAGGGTAGCAAGTGACACCCGAGGCCAAGGTCAAGGCCAAGATACATGCTGCGCTTAAGGCGCAGGGTGCGTATGCTGTGAACTACATAGGGGGACTGCATGCTAACAATGGTACCCCTGACATCCTTGCATGCCTTGGTGGGCGGTTCATAGGTATCGAAGCCAAGGCTGGTAGCAACAAGCCTACTGACTTACAGATAAGCAACCTGCGCCGTATCGACGAGGCCGGAGGTGTAGCGTTAGTTATTAACGAAACTAATTTGGAGCTTGTACGTGACATCCACAACACCAAATCCAATTTTGCAGTTTTTGCAAGACCGGCAAAAGCCGTTGGCGCAGAAGGAGAACCGCAAATTAAAAGACGCCCTGCGCAAGCGTAAAGCCCGCGCACGAGAAGATCAACTTAACTGGAGTAATTATGACGAAACCCGCACTACTTACATTAGACCTAGAGACATACTACTCCCGTGACTACTCTCTGACCAAGATGACAACCGAGGAGTACATACGCTCCCCGCAATTCGAAGCCATTGGTGCCGCATTCAAACTCAACGATGAGCCCGCCTTATGGGTAGCCAAGCCCAAGTTGGAGAAAGTACTTAAGCAAAACGACTGGTCAAACAAGATGGTGCTGTGTCAGAACACAGCGTTCGATGGAGCCATACTGGGCTGGCACTACGGGGTGCAGCCGCTGGCGTGGTTTGACATCATGGGTATGTCGCGGGCTCTGTTCCCGCATGAGAAGTCCCATAGTCTCAAGGCGCAGGCCGAACGCATGGGCGTGGGGCAAAAGGGTGATGAGGTGCTGCGGGCTCTTGGTAAAAACTACAAGGACTTCAGCGAAGCTGAGTTGGCTCAGTACGGCGAGTACTGCGTAAACGATGTGGACTTGACCCATGCGCTCTTTAAGAAGTACATGGCACTGGGATTCCCCAAGATTGAGTTGCAGTTGATTGACCTGACGTTGCGCATGTTCATTGACCCTGTGCTGGTGCTGGACGAATCCATGCTACGTAAGCACTTGACGGAAGTGCAAGACCGCAAGCAAGCCCTGATGGAGTCGGTACGTGACATGATGCTGGAGAAGGCTGACCCCGATTACGTACATGCCATCTTCAGCGAGGGTATGGCTGGCATAAAGAAGTTGCTCATGTCCAACGAGAAGTTTGCTACGTTGCTGCGCACGTTCCGCATCGAGCCGCCCATGAAGATTAGTCCGACCACGGGGCGCATGACCTACGCGTTTGCCAAGAGCGACGAGGGGTTTGCATCCCTACTGGAATTTCCTGATGAGCGCGTACAGACATTGGCAGCATGCCGTGTCGGCAATAAATCCACGTTAGAAGAAACTCGCACTCAGCGATTTATAGGCATGTCCCAACGCGGCGCGTTCCCTGTACCCCTGCGGTACTACGGGGCGCACTCAGGTCGGTGGTCGGGGCAGGACTCGGTGAACTTACAGAACCTACCTTCCCGTGGTGAGAACGCCAACAAGATCAAGAAGTCCATGATGGCACCGCCCGGCTACGTGGTGATTGACTGCGACTCCTCACAGATCGAAGCGCGTACCCTTGCGTGGCTGGCTGGACAGCAGGACTTGCTGGACGCCTTTACCAATAAGGAGGACGTGTACAGTATCATGGCCGCGAGTATCTACGGCATACCTGTTGACCAAGTTACCACGGGTGCTGGTAGCCAACGTCAAGTAGGCAAGACCGTTATCCTAGGTGCAGGGTATGGTGTCGGCCCTAACAAGCTACAGCTATTCCTCAAGACCGTGGCAGGGGTTGAGGTGGACTTGGCCGAGGCCAAGCGTATTATTAATACATACCGAAATACGTACTCCTGTATCCCTATGCTATGGCAGCGGGCGCAGGACGCACTTAGGGCGATGTCTATGGGTAATGGGGCGCAGATTGACGCCATGGGTATTGTCCATGCCATGCCTAACAACCGACTGACGCTGCCCAATGGGCTGTTCATCCACTACCCTGAATTAACGCAGACTACGATTAACGGCAACACCGAGTGGTCGTACTGGTCGAAAGGTCAGCGGGTTAAGATTTACGGTGGGAAGATTGTGGAGAACTTCACCCAAGCGATAGCGCGGTGCGTGGTGGCCGAGCAGATGCTGCGTATCTCCAAGCGGTACAAGGTGGTGCTGACCGTACACGATGCCGTGGCCTGTGTAGCCCCCGTAGCCGAGGCTGAGCAAGCCAAGCAGTACGTCATGGAGTGTATGTCATGGCGACCGGCATGGGCTACGGGTTTACCCCTAGCGTGTGAAGCCGGTATGGGGGCTAGCTATGGTGACTGTTAAACTATAGACCCCAACAAACGCGAGAACCTCATGACACTTGCACACTCCTATTCTTCTGTTAAAGATTTTGAAGGCTGTCCCCGTAGGTACCATGAGGTTCGCATCCTCAAAAAATTCAAATCAAAAGACACAGAGGCGACCATGTACGGCACTGCTGTACACAAGGCCTTTGAAGAACGTATCCGTGACAACATCCCATTACCTGAACATCTTGCGCACTACGCGCCATTCGTGGAACCTCTTACCAAAGCAGTCGGAGAAATCCGTTGTGAAGAAAGAATGGCAATCCGCGCTGACTTTACCCCCTGCGAATTCTTTGACAAGGACGTATGGTTCAGGGGAATCCCTGACTATCTGTCGATCAACCGAGACCGTGGAGTTGCAAGGGTAGTCGATTACAAAACCGGCAAGAGCAGCCGCTATGCCGACATAGCCCAGCTTGAGTTAATGGCAGCTATGGTCATGGCCCACCACCCGGAAGTAAACCTCGTAAAAGGGGCGTTGCTATTCGTGGTGGCAGGGGATATTATTAAGTCCGAGTTCCCTCGGTCGGAACTGGCAACAATCCTGTCGAAGTGGGCGGGCAGGGCTGATGCAATTGAACAAGCGTTGACAGTGGGTGTATGGAATCCCCGTAGTTCCGCGCTGTGTAAATTCTGCCCAGTATCTACATGTGAGTATCACCGTGGCAACTAAACGTAACTACGCGAAAGAGTACGCGAACTATCAAGGTACTCCTGAACAACTTAAGAAACAATCCGAACGCCATAAAGCCCGCCGTGCCTACGAGAAAGCACACGGTACCCTGCCGGACAATGTGGACGTAGACCATATCAAGCCGCTGAGTAAGGGTGGGGCGTCCACCAAGGTGGGCAACCTGCGAGCCCGCAGCCAGTCAGCCAACAGAAGTTTTGCGCGCACCAAATCCGGTGCGATGAAATAGTTTAGAATTTACACGCCGAGCAATCGGTGTCTTGTTTCTCCTTGACTTGCCGGGTAGTTTACTACCCGGCTATTTTTGTTTTTCTAATGTTCCTATCATGCAAATTATTGACAACAAAGCCTTGCTTTTTAACACGAGAAAAGCCCAACAGATAACCGCACTCATCCCCAAAAGCAAAGTCATTGCACAGCAGGGAGACGTAGACCGTCTACTGGTGAACTGGGGATTCGAGGAGGTGCAGCTACTGCGCAACCTAGGTATCAAAGAGGTACCCAGTCCCATACTGGGACGCTATGAATGGCCCGGCATGTTCACCCCGTTCGACCACCAACGAACTACCGCCGAGTTCTTAACACTACACCCCCGATGTTTTGTATTCAACGAAGCTGGCACAGGTAAGACTAGTGCTGCTGCATGGGCTGCTGACTACCTGATGACGCAAGGGAAAGTAAAGCGTGTGTTGGTGGTATGCCCTGTGTCCATCATGGAGACTGCATGGCGCTCTGATTTATTTAAGACAGTCATGCACCGCACAGTGGCTATTGCCCAAGGTACACGAACGCAACGTCAAGCAGTAATTGCCAAGGGCTATGAGTTCGTCATCATCAACTTCGATGGTGTGAAAGTAGTTAACAAGGAACTGCTAGAAGGTGGGTTTGACCTCATCATCGTGGACGAAGCCAACGCAGTTAAGAGCGTGACTACTGACCGCTGGAAAGCCCTTGCATCACTGGTGCGCCCCAACACCCGCTTGTGGCTTATGACTGGCACCCCTGCATCACAATCGCCCATAGACGCATACGGCCTAGCCAAACTGGTTGCACCCGAATCAGTACCCCGATTCATGGGAGCCTTCAGGGATAAGGTGATGCTAAAAATCAACCAGTACAAGTGGATACCGCGCCAAGATGCACAGCAGGTTGTCCATCAAATCTTGCAGCCTGCAATAAGGTTCACCAAAGCCGAATGCCTAGACCTACCTGATCTGTTGTATTCGACCCGTGATGTTCCGCTGACAGCGCAACAAACCAAGTACTATGACGCTTTAAAAAAGCAAATGATGACCATCGCTGCTGGTTCAGAAATTACCGCCGTGAACGCGGCGGCTATGCTCAACAAGCTGCTCCAAGTAGCGCAAGGTGCGGTGTATACGGATGATGGGAGCGTGGTTGAGTTCGATGTCAGCAATCGACTGGCTGAACTCATGGCCGTTATTGAAAGCACCGACAATAAAATCCTGCTGTTCGTCCCGTACCGGCACACGCTGGAGATGCTGCGCGACGAGTTAATCAAAGCGGGTTATTCGGTAGAAAGCATACAGGGCGGCATGCCTGCCTCCCAGCGGGCCGAGGCTATCAAGCGGTTCCAAACTGAGGACGACCCCCGTATCCTGTTGCTCAGTCCGCAGGCTACGGCCCACGGGATAACCCTAACCCGCGCAGACCAAGTTGTGTGGTGGGGGCCTGTATCATCTACGGAGATTTACTTGCAAGCCAACTCCCGTGCCCACAGGGCGGGACAGATCAATAAGGTCACGGTGACCCACCTACAAGGCAGTCCCGTCGAGCGGCGCATGTACGCTATGTTGCAGAGCAACATTGATTTACACCAAGGTTTAGTCGATTTGTACAAACAAGTGCTTGACGACTAAGTTTGACAGTGTATAATTTCAATTGTGGGCAACCCCCACTCCATTTCTATTCAACGCAAGTAACAGGAGAAACACATGGCAAATGCCGACCAGCTTGTCGCGGTCTACATAAAGATACGCGATGCCAAAGACCTAAAAACAAAACAGATGGAAGCAGAGATTGCACAGCTTGATGAGCAGCTAAGTATGATTGCCGACGAGTTGCTGGAAATCTGCAAGACAACCGGCCAAGACGGGGGTAAAACTTCGCATGGCTCCTTCACACGGACTATCAAGTCCCGATACTGGACTAGCGACTGGGACAGTATGTACAAGTTCATCCGCGAGCATGATGTGCCCGAACTTCTTGAACGGCGAATCCACCAAGGCAACTTTTCGGAATTCATCAAAGAGAACTCAGACCTCATGCCTGCTGGTGTAAATGTCGAGGCCAAGTACTCGATAACCGTTCGTCGTGCTTCAAAATAACTTAAGGATTTTTTATGAGCAATCTAACTCTTTTCTCTTCGGGCGCTGCCCTCCCTGACTACCTGCGCGATGCCGCAGATTCCACAACCAAGGACATTGCCGGAAGCTCAGGCGGCAAGCAAATCTCTATCAAAGGAGGTGTGTGGCGCATGGTTGTTGGTGGTGAGGAAGTCGCTAAAAACGAAGACCGCTCCATGAACTTCGTCATCCTTGCAACCAGCAAGGGCGTGTCCCGTACATACTACGAAGGCAAATACGAAGAAGGCAAAGACGCGAAGCCGTCCTGCTGGTCTGCCGAAGGCAATGTGCCCAACGCTGAAGTGCCGACTCCACAAAGCACATCCTGTGCTACCTGCCCGAAGAACATTGAGGGCTCCGGTGATGGCAAGGCTCGTGCATGCCGTTACAGCAAGCGACTGGCCGTGGCGCTGGAGAATGACATCGGTGGCAACATCTACCGCCTGTCGGTTCCGGCTAAGTCCTACTTCGGTAAAGCAGATGGCGACAAGATGCCTCTGCAAGCGTTTGGTAAATTCTTGGCGGGTCACGGCCTACCGATTACTGGACTGGTTACCGAGGCTCGGTTTGACACCAGCGAAGCTGTGCCGGTCATGAAGTTCCGTGCCGTGCGTCCGCTGACCCGCGACGAGTGGGAGACCGCTAAGGCCCAAAGCACCACTGAGGATGCCAAACAAGCTGTGGAATTCAAGATGGTGCCAAGCCGCGAACCCACGTCTCAAGCAGCCCTGCCTGCGGCGTTCAGTGAAGCTCCGGCAAAGCCTATGGACGAGCCGACCAAGCGGCCTAAAGCTGCTGCGGCTGCGGCGCCAGCGCCCGCTAAAAACGTGGCGGACATCCTCAACGACTGGTCGGTGGATGAGTAATGGCCCTTGCTGCTAGAGGGCACACCACCCATTTCATACGTCGAGTAGAGCGCGCTGCGGTTAATTACGCAGTTCGGCAGTTAGCTAACGTGTGTATCTCCAAAGATATTCCTGTGTCAGAAATTGCGGAATTATTTGGGGTATCTCGTGCGACAGTCTACAACTGGCTTATGGGGGCTACGGTACCGCGCTCTAAACAGCTTGAGGCCATGCCAACGATTACAGCACGCCTTAACAAGCGCAAGTAATCCCAATGGTGGGGCGGTGGGGAAACCTGCCGCCCTTTTCTTCTCCAGCTACCCCGTGAGGTTATGTGACTGACTTTTTATCCTCTGTACTGCCAATCAAGGGCACGTATTGCACGGTAGGAATTCGGGCTGGAATTGTCCGGCAGAATTTCCACAACACAATAACTGATGTCGATGCGGTTGGTGCCGCACTATCAGCCAAGGGTGTCGATGCGTACTTTGCATTGGCGTCCTTCCAAGATGCGTCCAGCCGTAAGGTTGAGAACGCCAGCTACCTACGTTCTTTTTTCCTTGACTTGGATTGCGGTACGGGTAAGCCCTATGCCGACCAGGCAGCAGCGGCGCAAGCCCTCAAAGTATTCCTCGTTGCCACATCGCTACCGGAGCCCTACATCGTTAACTCGGGCGGTGGGCTGCACGTATATTGGCCGTTAACTGAAGATGTGCCCGCAGAAGATTGGCGCGTCCACGCTAGGGCTTTGAAGCAACTGTGTACCCAACACAACCTGCATGCCGACCCTGCGGTAACTGCGGACTGCGCCCGTATCCTGCGAGTACCTGATACCAACAACTACAAGAACGGCACGGTGCGTCAGGTTCAGATTATGGTTGAGGGTACGCCCACTGACTTGGACGTATTTACTGCACTACTGCCGGAGCCTCCGGTAGACCTATCCTCGGCCAAGCTGTTCGGCATGGACGATACCTCCCGTGAGTTGGTGGGCGGTGAATATCCTAAGTGCGAGTTCAAGCGCATTGTCATCCAAAGCCTTAGTGGCAATGGCTGTGCGCAGATTAAGTACGCGATAGACAACGCAGCTACCTTGGAGGAGCCGCTATGGCGGGGAGCCTTGTCGATTGCAACGCGCTGTGAGGACGGAGCCACCGAAATACATGCGCTCTCTGACCAGCATCCGGGCTACACCCCTGAGAACACAGAATCAAAAGCTGCCGATACCAAAGGCCCCTACACCTGCGACTGGTACCGCAACAACTACCCTGACCGCTGCAAGGGCTGCACACAGAAGGTATCTACTCCCCTGCTGATTGGCCGTATTGTGGAGGAGTCCGAGGTCGTAAACGACCAGTACATGATCGAGAAGCCCGAGGATGAATCGTCCCCGGCGGTTGTATTGAGCATACCGGCATACCCATTCCC